CTCCAGCCACCGCGTCTTGTTTGTTCGGCCACTCGCGGCCTTTTCCTCTCGCCGGCCTCCCCGCACTACTACAATATCTTCCGCGTTGTATTCCCGAACACACTCATCCAAAGCCCCATGCAATTGGTCGTGACAATAGGAATGCATAAAATGGGGCCACTCCTTTTTCGACAAAAACAAATCGACCATGTTTCTCTTTGATCGTAGCACTCTGAGTCGAATGCCGATCCATTCTGCAAATTCGTGCAAGAAAAGCATGAACCCGGTAAAATCTGCCCCCATATCCACGAACAGCAGCGTAGTGTCGGCGGCTGGTAAGTATTCGCGGCACCAACAAGCGGCAGCAGAACTGTCTTTGCCGCCGGAAAACTCTACCAAAATCTTGCGCCCCGAAAGTATCGCCGATTCTTCTGCCGTCGGTGCCAAATCCTCTATTCCTCCTCCCCGGATTGCCGGTGGCTCCGCGTCAACCGGCTCCTCTTCGCCGCCAAGGTCAATCCCGTTGTCCTTCGCCATCTCATCCAGCATCGCTTGCACGGCCTCGCTATCCGTGTCGATCTCCGCCAGTAACGTTTCCAGCGCTGACTCGTTGGCCTCCGCCATCGCGGCCAGCGGATCGAGCACCGTCATCAGCTTAAGTGCCTCGTCCTGGTCAAGGTCCAATACTAGTACGGGCACTTCTTGGTCCGGGTCGAGCGACTGCCGGGCGTGCCCGTCGATTAGCTCAAGCGTGCCGTCGGGTAGCTCACGTGCAAGCAGGGCGTCGGCGTACCCGACCTCGGCTATCACGCCACGCAAAGCATCCACCTGCCCCTGTGGGTGCGTACGCCAGTTTCTCGGATTGGGCGATAGGTCGCCTGCACGGACTCGACGAAGTTCTTTGATTCGGTCTCGTATTTTCATGGTTCGTAAAAGAAAGAAAGGGAGTTAGCTACCCCGGTAGTTCCCTCAGCCCTACCTTGCCTATTTTCGCTAGACAGAACCTACGACCGGGGGGGTGTTATGTTACCTTTACCCGATGTTGCCGATAGATCGGTTGCCCGATAGCCCTCGCGATTGTGTAGCGGACAACATACGTCACGCCGACGGTCGGGAAGGCGGCGTTGGTCGTAATCACTGGCGCATGGCGGAAATTGTAATTCGTTGCCGCGCTATCTATCTGGACCGTATCCCACACCACATCGGCCACCGTCAGGTCTATGGCAGAATGCCCCGTCACTGGCGTCTCTCTGAGGTAGTTCTTGGGGTCATCTGGATTGATCGGATAGATCGTGTAGGCTATGCTCGATACGCCTGCTTGTGTAATGTCGTCGCCGCTCGAATCCTTTAGGCGGCCGTAGTAGGTTGCGGTGTTGCCGGCCGTGATGGCGGTGTAAGCGGGAACATCTCCTTCAGCAGCAGCCACAACGTGCGTCGATGAGCTGCCTGTAAGCGTCCGTGAGGCGGCAGCCCATATTAAGGAGACCAATGAGCCGAAACTCGTAAGCGTTCGCGTGGTAGCGGCCCACACGGCCGACGCAATGGCGTTTGCCGTCGGGATGTCACTCGTAGTGAGCGTGCTTGTGCCAATGGTTGGCTTGTTCGTCACGTCGCCATCCCAATCCAACGTAGCAGGCGACTTCGCCACGGCGGCGCCTGATGCATGGCGACTTGATATGGTCGCATCGAGCCGCGACAATTCTGTCGTCAACTCCGTTCGTACTTGTGAGGCGTTTTGTTCTGCTGTTGGCGGTGTCCCCGGCATAGCTTCGCCGTCGATGTTCGCTACGTCGCCTGCTATTGTGTCAAGCGTCGTCTTATCTGCATACTCCGCTGCCAGCTTCGTCCGGGCTTCCATCTCCGTATTGGTCGGCGGATCGTAAGCCGTGAGTGCCGCAGCCGCGTCCGTTTGCGTTTCGCCCGTTGCAGCGGCCGAGCCAGCCAGATAATCGCGTGATGGCAACTTGGTATGCACCGCCTCCAGCTTCGTCCGATCCGCTGCCGTGAAGTCAACCGCCGTTGTATCGACGACCTGCGCCAAGCCGCCGTGCAATCGCGTAACGCCACCCTCGACAATGCTCCACTCGAACCGTACTTGTTCGATGGCGTGATCGGATGCAACGGCATACGTGACGGAATAATGGCCGGTCGCCTGTTCCGTGACCGATCCGAGATTCGCACTTCTGTCCGTCCCCGCTTGATTGGCGGCCGTAATGGTCGGCGTCGAATCAGGCGACTCCATATTGCCTGCTTCGTCGTAGATGTACAGATCGAGCCGATACGTTGTGCTGTCCGAGTCCGGTCGCTCGATCATTGCAGGAATGATTACACGCACTCGGGTGTTGTTCTGGATGGCAAGAACTTCGCTGCTTGAGGATCGGCTATCGAGAATCGCGTCCAGCCGTCCACCGTCGGCCCAGTCCAAGCCGATTTGGCTGGCATTGACGCGGCTAGAAATTGCCGTGTCGGCATCGACGCCCTTAACTTCCTTCACGTCCGACTGAGCATAACCGTCGGTGCCTGTTTTGATTCTAGCGTTATCAGACACTGCGCCATACAGTTTGGTGCGGTCGTACTCGACACCCATCAATGTTATCGTCGCGCCAACATTGTTGTAGGCTACATAGTCTTCTCCATAAATACTTCCGCCACGCAACGTGATTGTTCCTCCGGTTGCAAAAATGCCGTAAGAAGATTGATCCGCGTTTTTTGCCCACAGATTGCAATTCACTCCGTTTATGATACTACCAATCGACATAATAGCGCGCCCTGAACTAGAGGCGATACTCGATGGCCCATCGGATCGCAAGGTAACTTGATCCATAAACAATGTGTGCGATGCGTTTCCCTGTAAATAAACACAATCAAACTTTGTTTCTACTTCGCAATTATATAAAACTAAACTGCAAACACCGGAATGATTTACATACAGACCATCTGCATCCGCAATCAACCGAATGTTTTCCGCCCTAGAGTTTGTAAAGGCGGACTGTCCGGCGCTCTCTATAGACCCCAAAGGCATCTGGTACGTGCCGTTGTCATTAAGACCTTCGATCGTGAGGCTCCGTATAATGGCACCGGAAGGTGGTTGCACAATCGCAGCATTTTCCGCAGTCGAAGTTATTCTAGTTGCATCTTTGCCAGCACCTTCGATTGAAACACCATCGGGAGTATTTATTACAGCATTACCAATCGTGAATGTTCCCGCCCCGATTAGCACTAAGTCGCCCGCTGATGCTGCTTCGATAACCGTCTTAACACCTGCTCCGGCCGTTTTCTTGGCCGTTTCCCACGACAACCCATCGTTGCCCATCGTCTCACTCGCGTCATATTTGACATGCCAAACCGTACCGCTTACGCCGTAGGCTTCCCTCGATATCTGCTGGTTCTGGAAACTGTAGCCGGTGCCATCGTAAGCCGCTTCCAAATTATTTGCCGCTGTGCTGTCACCACTAATCGCCGTTACATCCGCCGCCAATCTACGAGGCGTCACCGTTGCATCCACATCCGTATCACTGGCATTCGTCGATGCGAGCGTTACGCTAAGTGTCTCGCCGTCGGCGATGCTGTACGGTCCGAGTGTTTTTCCGGCGCGAAGGGTGCCGGATTCTTTCACCACCGAGACCGTCGGATAAGTCTGGCTGGCTCCGGTAACGGCATATTCCAAAACACTCTCGGCAGTATTGAGATTCTTCGATCCGTCGCCAATTTCCAGGTCCAACACCCATTGCCCTGCCGTAGCAGCGTCGGCAACCTTACTGTAGATCGTCACGGCCGACGTGAGGTCATAGTCGCCGTTTTGTGTCTCAATCGCCATGCTTATTCCTCTTTCAAGCAGCTTGATACGCAGCTACAACGCGGAGCCCTGGGTCGCTCGCCACACCAATTATCGAGCACTGGGCTTTGGGCGTCATGTTGTAAATACGGGTACCACTGTCAATGGTCAGTGTGCCGGGCGTATTTATCACCAAGTTTCCGCGATTCAGGATTTTCAGTCCGGAAATATCAAGCGTCCCGGTATCGCTGCAATACAAATGCAACTCTTCGTCCTCGCCGATTGACACGACTTGGTCCTTCCAAGAAGTGGTACCACGGTACGTGTATATCCGTCCGGCGCTCCCCGTTGTCCGTACTTTACCTGTGATGTTCAGTGCAGATGTTCCTAACGTTAGACAGTTCAAAATGTAATCGCCGTTCACAATGCATTCGTCAGTGATGACATTCAAAGTGCCTTGATAGTTGTAGAATGCCCTTGTCCCGCTCCCGCTGAGGATGTCGCCCGTGAAATTGCAGACGGCCCCAGAGTTATGCAATTCGATCGGCCAATTATAGGTGCTTGGCGTCAGGTCGCCATTGATATTGAGCGTCCCGCCTGTCATGTAAATTGGCCGACCAGTGGAGGCGTTCTCTTGCGAAATGTTGCCGCCCTCTGGCACGTTGACGGTCAGTGTCTGGCCCACACCGACGTACATCATCACGCTGGCCTTGTTCGATTGCAGCGAGGCGTTAATGACTCGCGTCGTAGCTGCTGGTACGACGAATGCCCCACCCGTGGAGGCGTTGTTTCTTAGCAAATCGCATGTTACATCCTGGTCCAGAGTGATGCTAAAGCCGTTTGCGTCGGCAGTGTCGCCAGTGCTAGGAGCAACCCCGCCGTTCCAGGTTCCACCGACTGACCAATTGCCGTTGCCTGCTGCTGTGATTACTGCCATAGCGTCTATTCTCGCATTTGGTTTTTCCGCCTTACGCGATTCTCCACTGCATCCAGTGCCTGGCACAGTCGTTCGTCAAGCTGGCGATCTTCCTCGGACATCCTCTGCGACTTCCGCTCAGCTTCCATTTTCAAGTCATCCAAAAATACACCCAGCCCAGCCAATAAGTCCCGTTCGACCATGTTCAATTCCTCGGCCATGGCTACGTCTCCCATCCAGCATACCGTTCATATCCCGGCGGAACTTCCGGATCGTGTTTGGCACAATGCTGCTCCAGTCGGTTTTTCTGGCGCTCCTCCACCCACGATGAAGGCGCGTCCGCTTTCACTCCCCTCGCCCTGATTGCGTGCATTCCACCCTCGCTTTCAACTCATCCCTCTCCGCTCGCATTGCCCTTGCGTGCCTGCTAATGGCTTTTAATTTTTCCGACCATTCGCCTCGGTACGATTGCAGCACGCTATTGATGACGAGGCAGGTTGCGCACCAACCAGCCACAAATCCAACTATCAGACAGATGAGTATCAGTAAGATTTCACCCATTATCGCCTCCGCTATTAATCAGCTCCCAATTTTGTGCGCAGACTCTTATGGATTGCCGCCACATGCTCCTTGATGTCTTCTGCGTTCACAGCCTGTCCAATTGTCAACAGTGCATCAGCAGCACTATGCCCTGCGCTTCGCAGATCGTTCACGTTAGCCGGACCCCCAGGCTTATGCACTTCTTTACAATGGACGAGTTGCTGTCCCACTGCTGCTTGCTGGCCTACCAACACCGATTTAACTTCTGTGACTGCGTTATCTAGATTGGACATGGTTGCGACTCTAGCATCATTCACTTCCTTGGCATTTTTCGTCACCCAGCCGTCTTTGCCAATCGTCCACGACATACCCTTGTACAGGAAAAAAGCCACGCCAACGACAAACAGAACGAGCAAGCCAGCCGGAATACCAACTGTCGAAAAAAACGTAGACCAGCTATCCGGTGAACTTAGATTCGGTGAAACCTGCGAGATAATGTTCATAATTTTCTACCCGCGAAAATGCCATAGCACCATTCAACAGTCAGACGAACGATTACGGCGACAATGAAAATCCCAAAAAATGCCACGACTTTTGCGAAGATACTCATGGCCATGACTCCAATAAGAGTTGGCCGGCCAGCGGCTACAAACCACTGGCCGGCCGGGAGGCTTCCTGTCATCGCCGCCGACACACAATCCGGCCGATACCTCTGAGTACCCGCCGTGCCGGTTTCGCGCGAATCACCGCCCGTACAGGCCTCGCTTGGGCAATCCGACGCAGCGGACCTCCGGGCCGTGCCTCGCAAGATTCGTTAGTTGCTTGCACTTCGTCTTGAGATTGATCCACCGTCTGACTCACAATGTAAGGACACGTGCCTTGGTTGGGGCACGTCGCGCAATCGGCCACCGTGATAGCGGCCGAAGACGGCGGTGCCCCAATTTCAATCACAGGCGGAGCAAGCGTTGCCTCCTCTTGTGGCGCCACCGCCGAAACCTTTGTGACGAGGTTGTCAGTGCCAACCACCAACAACGCTACGCACAAAATCAAAAGCAGACCTCTCATTAAGCTCTCCCTCCAGTTGAAAAAGTGACGTTCCGCAAAACAAACGAACCCATCGAGGGGATCGCACGACTACCGCTAATCCATGCATCATTGCCAGGGCCGTGACTGTTGGGCGTGTGAACCTCGATCTTGCCGTTGCTGCCAATTCGCAATCGATCCAGCCACACCGCATGTCCCCACCAGTCGTAGCCGACGTAGCAGCCGAACCCCATGATGAGCGCCGTGACCGTTGCCGCCCACACGTCTTTGCCGTCGAGGTCATACCACTCCGTCGGGATGTAGTTTTTCCGATCGTCGAGGTACTGCTGAGACCATTGCGCCTTGCTGATTTTGTGTTGCGGTACAAACAACCGAGAGGCGATACCGTGCTGAGACGCATACGCCAACGCATCGTCGAGGTAGTAGCCGCGATTGCGGTAGCCGACGCATTCGGCGAGAGATTCGGGCGAGAGTTGCACGAACGGCTGGCCCATCGCAGCACGACAGGCCATCGTGGCTTGCGACAGTGAATAGGCCCAACAGTAGCCGAATCCGTTTTGGTAGTCCGCGTTTGGGTCGCTCTGCCACCGCTGACCGATATACACACCGTCGGCTTCGGCTTCACGAATCCGGCTTTTCCACTGGCTTTCAGGCAGCAACGGCACACGCTCCGCGAACACGGGAGCGCATGCCAGACCGCCAACTTTCGACCGACGTGGCAATGCACCAACCGTGAATCCAGCCTCTTGCGACCGCTGAACAACCTCGCGAAAATTGGAATCGGTAATGTGGATGCTCATTTCCCAACCTCCGCTTTCAGGCCTTCAAGCGTCTCAGGGCAGGGTTTCGCCGAATACAATCCGCTGGCCCAATGCGACACCAGCACGGGCAGGTCATGGCCCTTCGCGGCATCGAGGTATGGTTGCAATTCTGCCGATGGCTGCTTACCTTTTCCGAGCGTGTCTTTGTCGATGACCCTAACGCCACAATCTCGTGGAGCGTGCGTAATCATCTTCGTGAACTCTCGCGTTGGTACCGTGTCAAATCCCGACTCGTAGACGATCATCGCATCGACCGGCGTTCCCCAATCGGAGCCGGGCAGCAGCCGTAGCGCCATCGGCCCGTACTCGACGGCCGCACCGCCAAGGATAAGGCCAATGGCAACGCACAACGCATACCTGCGAATCGTCTCCATGATCTACTCCTCGGGCTCGTCATCGTCCCATTCCGCAGCCGCAACAATTAGCGCAGTACACTGTTTTACTCCGTCCGCATCACCCCGTTGCCGAAAGTTGCTCCGCACCAATCGCAACAAGGCTTGGGCAGCCGCCGACTCGCTGTGGTCGATCCAATCCAGGACGAAGGAATTGGTTGTCGTCGGCACCTTCTTTCGAGAAATGAATGCCCACGCCCCCACAATCCACTCCCAGGCACTCTTGAATCGGCCAGCTACAAGGCCAACCAAAATCGCAAAGCCGATTATCATAGCCCATGAAGCAAAAGACATTTTTCAGTCCTCCCAATTTTTGTTGGTTACCGGATGCATGATGTCATTGACATACGGCACACCGTATGATGCTACGAAGACCAGCAGTACCGACAGGACACCCTTTAACGCCACGGCTTCATCAATGCCGCCCCAAATCGCAAACAACCCAAGCACCACCCCGGCAGCGATACACGCGAAGCAGACCGTCGTGCAAACGATTCGTAAATTAAGCATTTTGTTCATCCCGCCACTAGATTTCCGAGAACATCTTGTCAGAGATCGCTTGATAAAACCGCTGCAGCGAATCGCGCACCCACCGAAGAACGCGAAAGACCAGCTCACCAAGAAGAGCGTCCAGCATCGACCACGGCCAGAGCAACATCCATCCAAAAATCCGTTCCTTGTTGCTATGGAATGGTGGTGGCGTCAGCTTGCCTGTTTCTGCATCGAATTGCAAACCAGCATCATACAATGACCAACTACAGACAACGACTCGTCCCCACTCTCCCCATTTGTCCTTGCTCAGTTTGCCAAACTCGGCAAGCTGCGATTTGTATTCTGACTTAACCCTATCGAGAAACAAAAACCATCGAGGAAAGCTCCAGGCCACACCAATCAGCGGATACGCGACGGCACACCAAATCAGCACGGAAGCATTTGCGATTGCCCACGGGTAGAGGTCGCCAAACAGAATACAGACAACGGCAAACAATCCCAATGCAGTCAATGCAAATCCTTCGCATCGGTTATGAATGGAAATCATGGCCACAAAAGACAAAACTGCCAGAATACCCCAAAACAAAACCCCGCCGATAACAATCCACTCAGGCAACATGATTTATTTCCCTCCCCAGACACCAAGTTTTTGTTTCTTCGCCTCAGCTTCCGCCTCTCGCCATTCCTTGGGGGCATCGTAGCCTGCCGTGATTTTGGCATAACCACCCGCAATCTGAGCGAGATTCAGATTGATCCCACTGGCACCGAACACAAGACCTGTGAGGGGGCCACGAGCCTCTAGGGGCTCGTCTACCAATAATGATTCCAGCCTCGATTGCGCCTCCTCGCAGAATTGCGGCTCGGGCTCTTTGGGGGTCGGTGGTATTGAGCAAATCTCACAACCAGGAGCGTGCTCCTCGAACCATGCCAAAAAATCTCCAGGAGCCTCTCCGCGAAGCAGCCCATGCCGCTCGTATTGGACGGTGATCGAGCCTCCCGCCATGCCTCGCAGATGATCGGCAGAGACCTGAGCAAATGCCCCGGACGCCGGGACGGCGACTCCGGCGAGAATAATGGTGCGGGTCCGTCCTCGGCGTCCGGCTGCAACTACCAGACTCGCGCCAGTCGGCGAGTCAACCACATCGTAGGGGCCAGCAGTGATAATTCTCGGTGGTCGAGGTTCACGTGGCTTTCGGCACGACCAGTTGCGAGCCACGATGGCCAGCGCGACCAAGCACACGGTTACCAGCGCCAACGTAATTCCGGCTTTTCCGATCAGCGTTGAAAGCATGGCTAGCAGTCACCCCCGCGTGAAATGAGCCGAAACCCCTCGCGCAGCCGGTCGTCATACGTCCGGTCGTCGTCGGTGCTTTTTCTGCGCCGCCCGTTGACAGGAGCTTCCGTCATGTACGGATTCCCGTAGACGGCTTTTCGGGTGTCGTCTCGCAGCCGAATCCGTTCGCAATGCGCGCACCGCCTGCCCGTGATCTCCTCGCCGCAGACCCGGCAGATTCTCGGTGGTTTCGCGTCGGCCTTTCGCATAATTTGCTATTGGATAGTTTTTTTGAAAAAAAGCTACTCTGATTTTCGGCCACCCCTCTCATTGCGTTCTCGAATCGTCCGTTGTAACCATGTCTCGGATTTCAGCCGACGCACGTAACAGGCGAGACACGGCATCTCCACCTCCACGCCGCAGCGCGGACAACGTGCCCTGGGATTCTTGCGGCCGAACTCGGCGTATTCCACAACACGCCGACTGCTGGTTGGCCTGCGCGGCTCGATGACCACGCCACGACACTTGAGAATTCCGACCGTCGATCGGCTAACGCCCGCGATTTGTGCGATTTCCCGACGGCTATAGTCGGTGGTGTGGAGAAGGGAAATAATTGTTCGCTGCGTCTCGACTGATAGCATGGTCTCGCGCGGCCTCATGCCGCGCCCTCGTGAGATGAGCCATCCGTGGCGAGTGATTTTACTTACAAATTGGGCCCCGACGGGAGCCGCCAGCCTATTTTGATGAGCGCTCGTGCGATGTCGGTTGCCATCGTGTCCACAAAATCCTCATCGAGAATAGGCCCGCCCGCGTGCAACATCTCATGGATCGTCGTATCGAGCAGTAGTTGTGGGTTTTTGCGAAGCGACGGCCGCAAGATAATCCGCTTTTTCGGCTGATTGGGCGTATCACAGAATCCATACCAGCCGGTGGGTGTGCGGCCAAACTGCATTTGCCAGCGCTTGCCGTTGACCGTTACGAGCACGATTCCCGTCCTTCCCGCATTCGCTCGAGGCACCGCGCATACCCGCAAATATCAACGAGATTGTCGTATTTCGGCGTGAAAACGTCGCGTGCCACTTTCAGCAGAATCATCATCGTGGCCACGTCCTCGGCCGAGACGGGCCCCGAGGGCTCGCGTCGGATGCCGAGATAGGCGTTCCACAGCGCGGCGATCCGCGTGTGGTTCGGCAGTGGGTGGTCATAGTCTCGCTGGCGGTCCCCGGCCGTCAGTTGATCGGCTTCCTGAAGTACATTCACGTTGCACCGCCTTCCTGCTCGACGAGTGACAGCAGCTTAGATTCCACCTTCTGGAACGCAATGTCGTTGTGCTCTGGGCGACACACGACGGCGCGGTCGTCGATGTACGCTATGGCAAGCGGCTTCCCTTGTCCGATCCAGATCGAGTCATACGCGAAGCCGTGGGCGGACAGCCACATATCGATTTCCAGGCGAAGTTGGGCGCGGTCTGCGGAATACAACTCCTCTGTGCATCGGCACGTATGAATGATGATGCGATATGATTCGATCAATCGTTGCGTAAAATCTATTGCGCCGGGGACCGGCGGGCCGATCGCGTCGAACGTCCCATGTTTCCAGGACGCTAGGACGCCATCGAGGTCGATGCAAATGGTTGGGCGTTCCACGCTACCACCTCCCTTCGTTGAGTTTGCCGAGCGTTATCGGCCCACTCAGGTAAACGACTGCATCGGCACGGGTGTTCACTTTTTCTTTCCTTTCGGTTGGACGATCGAATACACGGTCACCGGCATCATACCACCATCTGCCCGAGGGCGACGTGTGACGCCTTGCACATACTTCCCCGATGCCACTCCCTGCCGCAACATGCGCCTGATAGTGGATTCGCTGCGGTTGCTTGCTTCGGCAATTTCTGCCGCCGTCATCCCTTCATTGGTCTGGTCCGGATAGAGCCGATCAATTTCGGCGCGCCAGTCTTCGTATGCAATGCTATTTTTCGCCATCATGCCACCTCGATTTTTGGGCGTGCAATGTTTTTCAAGAAATGCCGCGTAAAAACGTCTTGGTCTCCGCAGCGGATCAATGATCCGCCGATCTGCGGTTGCGATTGTCGCGCACCCGCCACGCGAAAAACAAACGGTGTCTTGAGTTGCCAGCCGGGCGTCGTGAATGCCACGGCCCAGCCCTTATACGACTGGCTCCGCACCTCGACATTTCTATGCCGATGGCTACGCACCACAATATCGGGGATTTCGTTGTTCCACCGTCCGGCCTCGACGATTGCCTGTTCCAGTTCCTTCTGAACCGCGCTCGTTTCGTAAGCCATACTGCCCGCCGTGCCGATATGGTGCATGATGTTCACGAGGCCACGCCCAACACGAATCCACATTTCCCAGCGTGCGTGCTTGCCAGCTTCATCGGGAATTGCGCCGAGTCGTTTGGCGAGTCGTTCCTCGTCCACGCCGCTCTTCCCAACGTGAGCCTCCGTACCTCGCAAATGGTAGTAGCGTCCCTCGCACGCCTCCACCACTGGCCGCAAAATCTCATAAGTCATCTCGACTTGATCCTCGATATTCTGGCTCATTTGGGTTGTCGAGTTGTGATGGACACCATCCACTGCATCGCCATTGAGCACCACGGTGTAGGGCTCACCGTGCGTCACGTCGGGTATCCAAACATTCCAGAACTCTTCCCACCAACGCCACACAGTGTCTTGCAGTTTGCTCGGCGTCACGCGCCCGCCATCGTCGAGCTTCATCCCTTGCGGCGGGCAGAGGCCCATGCGACAGCCGCAATGCAAGTCAGAAATGACAATCAGATTGTTGATACTGGCTTTCTTGCGTCCCATATCCGATCTCCATAAGTGAACTGATAGGCATCGTACCTACCGTCGTAATAGTTCCGCAGAATCTCGGTCGCCCGAAACCCTACGGCACGAAAGAAAAGCTGTGCCTCTAGGTTGTACTCGCTGGCGCACGCGACGATTCGGCGGCGCGCGCCGAGCTTTTTGATGGTCTCGCCGATCAAAGCGGTTCCAGCACCCTGGCCGCGCCGCGACATGGCAACCGCGAGATTGTGGATGTAGATATGGTCGGCGGCCATCTCGTAGACCACAAATCCAGCCACGCGACGGCCGATTTCCGCGACTAGCCCGAGGCAGTTGCGTTGTTGCAAAATCTGCAACAACTCAGCCTCGGTCCACGGATAGCCAAAACTCTCGGCCTCGATGGCCATCACCTCGGGCAGATCGCGCCGCAACATCCAGCGCATCGAGACCGTTTGCGGTGATAGGATTCCGAACATTTTGCAGCACTCCTTTCGGGAAAAGCACACTACACCAGCGGCGTCACATATTTTGCGCATCTGATCATCGTCGGCTGCGCCAACCAACTCCTGCAACAGTCCGGCAGCGTTGGCCTCAATAACCAACGCACGCAACCGCCCTACGTTGTCTGCAGCGTCAACCAACGCCCGTAGCCGCCTGGTAGCGTCGGCAGCGTCAACCAACTTCGGCAACCATCCGGCAGCATCAGCCGCGATAACCAACTTCGGCAACCGCCCGGCAGCATTGGCCGCATCGATATAGGCCTTAGTTTCGGCGATATTGTCGAACACTTCGTAGGCGTCGATAAATCCATCAAGGATCGGATCAGTTAGTACGGCTGGGTGGTCGTATTTTGCCAACAGCTTTTTGACTCGCCTTTGTAGTTTCATGTCGTCCCTCCTGCCGCCTCAGCGGCTGCTTGGATTAGCGACTCGTCCCAAATGTCCAACCCCACGATTCGGCCCGATTTCTCCCCGACATGCAAGTCAACTCGAAAACAGCGGTGCGGCACGGTGTATGTCGATTCGTTGTCGAGGTAAACATGCCACATCTTGCCGTCTGGATTATGATAGACCGAAGGCTTAAACCTCCACCACGGCGAGCGAAGGCGATTCATGCAAGCGAGATATGCTTCCACTTCCTTTGGTCGCGGACGCACAGCATAGACGATATGCCAGAAAACCCACCGGAGTATTTTCACTTTTCACCTCCTGCCGCCTCGGCGGCTTTGCGTTTCAATATGTCGATGAGTCGTTCGTTTTCAGCCCGCAGCCGCTCGATCTCGGCCGCCGCCGCGAGCGCAACATTGAGCAGAGAAAACTCGCCGTCGTCCGCGCCTCGCCGATCTGCCATCTGCCGTAATGTGTCGGCCATGCCATCGTTCCAGTCGATCATTTCATCACCTCCGGCATTTCGTTCCACTCGAGGCCGTCGAGCAAACGGCCGGCAGCATTCTTGCCGACGCCCGCCATCACCTGATGGTGCCAATCAGGGCGTGCGTTGGGATTTCCGACATAAGCCCAGCCCCATTCATGTTCTCGCGGACCTTCGCACCAGACGGCGAACGTGCCTTGCCAATTCGATTTGTCAACGCAGCCCAATCCGTGAAAATCACGCGGCCCAAACGGCATATTGGTGGCAGCGGTGGCTTCGCGTTTTGCTGGCTGCCACTCGCCCCATTGCTTAAAAAAGAACGGCACACCCGCCGCTTGGCATTGGTCGCGGATCGAACATGCCCAATCCGGGTGCATGGGACGAGCGCCGGGGCCGGACTCACCGCCGACGATGACCCAGTCGAGGCCCCGATACCATGGCTGATCGTTCAGCGGTGGCGCGTAGCCGCTCGGTAGTTGCGGCGCGCCAATGGCGTCAGCGTGAACGTGCCCGAGATACGGCCGCAAATCCAACGGCCCCAGCAACGGCTCCGCCGAAACGAAACGCACGGCCGCCGGGCATCTCAGCAGCCACGGTATCCGTTCGTCGGCGGTCCGTTGGTTTTCGATAGAAACGCCGAGCCAGACGTTGGGAATTGGCCAAGGCGCACCGCACCATTCAATTTTAGTTGCCTGGCTCATTTCTCCTTCCCTCACGTCTGCCAGAATGTTAGCTACGCCCCGCAGCCGCTCGATCTCGGCTCGATCCTTCGCCCGATCCTCCAGCAGCAGCGTCACCCACCTCCTCGCCGTGGCCTTGCTTGGCTTGCGCTGGTCGGTGAGTCGCTCCGCCCACTCGGCCGCGCGCTGGTCGTCGACGTAGCGTCTGTCGTTCATGGTTTCTCCTCCTGTGGTTTCATTCCCTCACCATCGCGGCGACTTGCTCGATCATTTGCAGAGGCCGCTTTTTCAAATCGTCTCCCGTGAATCGCAGCACCCACCAACCACACATAATTGCCGCGTTGTATTTTTCGGTGTCGCCGATAAATCCCGCGCGGCGTTGGTGCCGCCCGCCACCCATGCCCTCCATTTCCACCGCCACCTTTTGCGATGGCCACGCAAAGTCGAACCGCCACCGACGTGTTTCGTGAAAGCGATATTCGCGCACGGGCTGGGGCAAATCCGCACAATGCACCCGCCAGAGGTTAGCGAATCCCTCCTCCAATTTGCTCGGCTCCTGTTTTGCCGCTTTCGGCCTGACTTTCAGGTCGCCGGGCAACCGCGCCGTCCTGCCGGTGATAAGCCCTTTCGGCAACGCCATCATTTCCCTCCCAATTTTTTCACGATCCGCCGCAGATCAGCCAATTGCGTGCGAAGCTCTTCAGCTCGCAAAACCGGCGCCTCCGCCTCACATGCCGCCGCCCGCGCCGACGCCCACGTCGCCTCCGCCTCACATGCCGCCGCCCGCGCCGACGCCTGCGCCGGCACCCACGCCGCCGCCCACGCCTCCCACGCCGCCGCCCACGCCGCCCACGCCTCCCACTTCGCCTCCGTATCCCACGCCGCCGCCCACGCCGCCCGCGCCGCCTCCTTCATTTCTTCGGTCGTCGCACGGCCATCCACATAGCGCCGCATCACTCGCACTGCATCCCACGATCGTTGATCTGGTTCGCTCCCTGATTCGCGCAACGTGCATAATGCTCGCGTTGCCGTATCACACTCGAACAGCAATAATTCCCGACGCGGAATGAGTGTGCAGTTCAGGGCGACCCAGACACGATCCGCTGGCGACACACGCTCATCGCTGAGTATCGTCAGTAGCGTTGTGTATTTTTTTCGCCCGTAGAGTTTGCCGAGGTACTCCCTGCTGCAATCCGAGCACGGCCCCCACGACAGAATATCGTCGATCGTGATTCGGTTAATCATTGGCATCGCGTTCCTTTCAAAACAGCACTTCCTGCCGCAGCCGGTTCGCGGCTATCTCGCAGTATTTCTCATTCTGTTCGATACCGATGACTCGCTCGAACCACCGGCACCCGGCAATGAGTGTCGAGCCGCTACCGGCAAACGGGTCCAAGAGCGTGCCCTTGTGGCCCGGTTGTGATAGGAGCTTGCACAGGTAGGACATCAGGCCGAGCGGTTTGACCGTGGGGTGGCTGTTACCATTGCCGCGTTCGCCATTGCTGGCCTTCGCGCAATAGAAAAAGCGGGCGGCGGAACCGGAGTTAGCCGTGAAATCCTTATCGGCCTTCCCGACCGTAAACACCCTGACCACTTCCTCACTGCCGTCGTGGATTAGGTTCGCGGGCCAGCGGCCTAATTTTTCCCCATCGTGACCTTCGACATATTGAGCCAAGTCTTTACTAAAAGCTGGCAGTCCACATTTAACACGATTGGAACTGTGCATATCCATTCCAGCCTTACCAGATTTTGCGGCAGATTTTCGAAGATCAATAGATGGATTGTGCCCTTCAATCCGACACCCATCCACCCACAACGCCCCTGCCCCATACTCCGTACAGTTCGCGGCGACCGTGCCGGATAGCGGCTTGCGAGAAAGGACGACGGGCTCCCAGGCCGGTTTCAATGACGTACCCCAGCCGTCCCATTGCTTTGCGGCCTCGGTCGCGGGGGCGGTTTCGTACTGCCCCTGCCAGTTGCCGTCTTCCATAAACGGACGTTGCCATCCTTCCGCACGCTGCTTGCTGTTCCGTGCTTTTGTTCCGTCCGCAAATACCTTGCGATTTCCGCGAATCCTCTCTGCTCCCGCCGCCTTGTCGATAGCTTTTGACACGTTTAACGTTTTTGGAAAGCCCGAGCCGTAAATCCAACCGAGACAATCCCTCACATCCCACCCGGCGTCTTCAATCGCACACATGAGACGGTGGTGGGTGCGCGTGCCTCCGAATGCCAGCATGTGGCAGCCGGGCTTGGCGACTCGTAGGACGGCCTTCCAAAACGGTACGCCAGGAATCCCGTGGTCCCATCCCTTCCCCATAAACCCCAAACCATACGGCGGGTCGGTCACGACGGCCGTAATGCTCTCGGCCTCCAACGCGGCCATCACCTCCACGCAGTCGCCGTGGATCAGCGCAATGCCGTCGCGGCACTCGCACGGCCAGCAGTTGCAGCGATAACAGGTCACAGCCATCGCGTTCCTTTCAAAACAGCACTTCCTGCCGCAGCCGGTTCGCGGCTATCTCGCAGTATTTCTCTTCAATCTCGACCATGATGCACTTGCGGCCCAAGTCCTTGCAGACACGGCCGGTCGTGCCGCTGCCGGCGAAGGGGTCGAAAACGGTGTCTCTGGGGCGGGATGACGCTCGCACTAATGGCTCAATCACGGCTATTGGCTTCTGCGTGGGGTGGTCAAGTTTTCCCGGTTGCCCGTGGCGGAATGAATCAGACACCAGCACATTGCTTTTCGGTGTATCCTTCCCGTGATGCGTCCAGGTTCGACCCTTTCGCGGATATGCAAACACGCACAGTTCCGCGCCACTTGGCCAGCCGCTTCCGGGCGGTGCGTGTGCCGGGCACTTCTTGGCCCAAACGAGGAATCTAGTTCGGAGGCCCGCACCCGTAAACTGTTCGACTAGCGGGCCGAATTGCTCGTGACCGCACCAAACATAGAAGCTCGCAGTCATACTGAAGCCCCGCCACCGTGGATCGCAAATATCAAGTGCCAGTGCGCCCGCGTGTTCGGGTGTGTCGCCCGGAAAGAAATCAAACCGCCTTGTCCCTCTGCTGTCAGCGTGATTGTGTGCAACTCCCGGCATCGAAATGCCGTACATGGGGTCCGTCAGCACCAAATCCACGCTCCCCGGCTCCAGCAACGGCAGCACGTCGCGGCAGTCGCCGTGGATCAGCGCAATCCCATCCTTGCACTCGCACGGCCAGCGGTTGCAGCGATAACAGGTCACAGCCATCGCGTTCGCTCCTCCAAATAGTACGGGGCCAGTATCTCCAAGTCCGGCAATCGCCGGTGATGCAACGCCGCCAGCCGATCCGCGTCCCACTCCGATGTGTGCGACTTGATCCAGAGCACCATGCCGAGCGTTATGTGCGGCTGTAACTCCTTCGTCTGTTCGTCGCGGTAGCAGCCGTCGTGGATCATGTCGTGGCACCGACCGCAAACGAAAAGGAAATTGCAAGACTCGTCGCTTCGCCCGTTCGCGCCGTGGATGATGTGGTGGACCCACATCCCGCGCCACCCCGCCCGAGCCCACGGCCTGTGACACACCTGGCAGCGGTCACCGTGGTCGCCTTCGCTTCGCCAGCGCTCGCGGACTTCCTGGTCGGTGATCGGGTTGGCTTTTCGGAATATCATGCCTGAGCCTTTGTTGCTGGTTTTTCCGGTACCCGCACTGCATCGAGCATGGCGTTCAGGTCCAAGCCTTCCACTCGTGGTTTTTTCCACAACAGCGTCTTGAACAACCCGATTGGCTTCCGTGGGCTTCCGCGCAACGTTTCGTCCAGGGCGGTATGCCACCAATCCTGAGACAGCCTTGTCACCGCCAGATACGCCAGCTTCAGCAGCATGCACCGGTCCTCCGGCTTCATGGGCGCTCGCTCCCAATTCCGCTTCGGCCAGAGTTTGTTAACCGCGTCAACGTGCATCCGCATGGCGACCGTCCAGTTTTCCGAATCCCAGCCCTCTTCTAAAATTCCGACCGGAACACCGGACGGACGGGAATTCTTTTCTTTTCCGTTCCGTTCCGTTCCGTTCCGTTCTTGGCTAGTTGCCTGACAGCCGCCTGACAGGTCGCTATCATCCACGTCTTCGAGCCACCGGATTTCGAGAAATCGGGGTATGGCTTCCCGGAAAACATGGGCACCGATCCGCGTGAGCCGAGAGAGGGATTCCGCATCGTGCGGCACGCCTCCGTCTCGAATCAAAGTGCCACGCGGCTTGCACTTTGACGCCACCTGCACGAGCAGGCACCACACTCCGTAGTGGGATGCTCCGTGCTCGTGATCGACGAGTTGCGTGTACCCGTCGCCATCGTGTTTGTTTGGGATTGGAACCCAGCCCAGCCGGTCGTATGCGCGGGTACGACTGTTCTCAAACAGTTCATTCCAATCTCGAATCCGCCACACTATGCCGCCCTCCCTTCGGCCTTTGCCCACTTTGCTAATGAAACTGGGCCTATTCCATGGAGTCTAATTTCGTGCAGCATCATTGGGTCGCCACGCAGAATCTTATTTAGACGCCTTCCCGACCAGCCAGTAGGAAATCTAGTGAATTCGCCTGTCGTTCTGCGTACTGCCAACTCGATCCTTCTGGCCAATGCGGACTCGCCTTTACTGACCAATAAGTCCAGTCGTGGCTGCAACTTATCGAGATACCTATCCAGGAAGGGACGAATCCTTCTCCAATTATTACTATCGCGGATTTGACAGTGTTCTTGTCTTACCTCCTCTTCCTTCTCTTCCTGCTGTTGGCGCATCCGCTCAGCGCGTCCCTTGGGGTCTAGCAGCGTTACAATTTCCTCTAATGCGTTGGCAATGCGAGCAAGCGAACCAGTATCGGCATCGCCGAAACCATTCCCATTAATTGCCTTGCGTATACACTCGTTCCTCTCCTTAGTATCCTTGCAGGACCACCCCCAAGATAAGCACTCTCTCGATAAGTTCTCTCTGTTAAGAAACATTTACGCCGCCCTCCAGACCTGATCGCCTGTCCGCGTTCGCGCGCCGGTCCACTTGATTTCTTCATGATCTAGCAGCACGCAGAATGCACGAAAAATATCCTCGGCGTCGAAGCGGTGTTTCAGCAGCCAGCACGCGCCCGAGACCGTCAACCGTCGCTTCGCAAGCTCCTTGGTGACGGCCTCGACCGGCGCGTTCTGGCGCTTCAGTTGGCGTAAATCCGTGTCCATGCCAAAAGATTCCTGTGTCGATCCATCTGGCTAAACTACCAAGGAATATCGTCTTCTTTCGAGGATGATTTATCAGCATCCATTGCCTTATCAAACTTCTCGTTGAGTTTGCTAATATCCTCGGGGGTTGTCTTGGCGACAGGTGCTGTTACGCGAGCCGCAAACGCCTCGGTTTCCGAGGGTTCCACCGGTTTTTGTTTGAGGTATTTGCCGAACATTGCGTCAAGCTGCCGAACGCCCTTCGGGGCCAGTGGCTTCACTTGCAGGCCGTTGCCATCCGACGCGACTTTCCAGCGTTCCACCGGATCGCCGGTCTTATAATGCGCCTCGTGGTCGCACCAAAATGGCGCTTCACGGTTACGTAAATCGCAACAATTGGTACTATCGAGGTCGATGTCGGCAAATGAATTGCTCGTAAATCCAAGTTTGCGGAGATTGTCGGTCACCCATTCCACAGTTTTGTCGGTAATGGTTTGAAATACAGATCGTTCATTGCGTTGGCCGCACGGCAACAGATCGCCATCAGGATCGTCGGGATTCACCGCGCCAATTACCTCGAAAGTAATGATGACTTGCGGATTGCCGTTGGAAGATTCGCTGAGTGCTTGGTGAACAATTTTCCCCCAGTATCGGCCGGGAGCGTAATACGGTCGTGCCATTAGACACCTTCCTTTCCATTCGATGTTGGTTGGTTGGTTTGTTTGGCTGTTTTCAGCGCCGACGAGAAAGCGTTCCACGCCTCTTGGCCGCTGTTGCCAAGGACAATATCCGACGGAAGCCCCATGCGGTTTTTGGCGTCGTAGGCCGCACAACGCTCGGTGTACATGATGCGCGTTTGGCCGCCAGTGGCCTTGCATTTCTTTTTGTCATCCTTCGACGTAAAGGTTTCGTAGTTCATGAACAAAATGGCGTCGGACCACTTGTTGGTGAGGCCCCACGTTTTGTGGTGCATATCAGGCTGCCATCGGTCGTAGTCGGGCCCCTCGGGATTTTTGAACGGCTTGACACAAGTGTGACAAAGACAAACGATCGCCATCTTGCGCCTTTCGCGCAATGCGTCGAGGCGTTGAATCAAATCCAACCAATCCGCACAGGCCACTTCAAAGCCGCGCATATAGCCCATGAATCCCGAATCAGTCCAGTCGTTTTTGAAGTCCCGACGACACACTTCCTCGTGGCACAGCTTTTCAGCGCCATTGAGCGTGTCAATGACCAGGGTGCGATAGTCGTGCGGATCATCCGTAAGCATCTGAATGATGCCTAATAGTTCCATCCATGTTTCAACTGCCGGAAAGTGCGGTAGTGCGGGAAGGCGATTGGCGTCGATGAGGGTCTCCAATCCTGTCTCGCCGCGAGTCTCAATAAAGATCGGCGACGGTGCATAGGCGGGCAGAGATGTTTTGCCGATGCCCTCCACGCCGTGGATGACATAACGGTTTGGCAGACCGTTGCCGGACTTGGTAATGTCGGCCATGGAAAAGCGGCGACTTGTTGATCCCGCTACCATCGCAGTTTCGCCGGCAACTTGCCGGGTGTTAGTTGGTGCAGCCACAATTGGTTTCCTTTCGCTGTGCGTTCCACCATGCCTCTAAGGCCGTATGCCAGAGGCTCCCAAAAAAGAGTGCTTCGCGTTCTTCGGCATCTTGACGTTCGATGCCCAATTCGTACTGGTAGTAGTGCTTTCGTCGGCATGTTTGGAAACAACGAATGCGGCTGTTCGTCAACACGTCGCGGCCATCCCCATCCAGGGCCGGTAGTTCGGAATGAACGGTCGGCTTGCGCTGCCACCGGTCGGAATTTGGTTGGTCGTAATCTGAACACAACCCCAGGAAAACGCACGGCGACCCATACAACATACAGGCTCCGGAATTGCGCACCGGAAGGCGAGTATCTCCGTTTTTTGAATGTTTTCGCATGATGGCCCGCGTTGCCAAAATATCTTGAGAATGCTGCCACAATTCCCTGGCATATTCCAGGATGTTCGCGTCCAGCCGCACGAGAAACCGTCGTTGAAAGTACCAATCAGGACGGATCGTTGTGCAATCTTTGACAAGCCGAGCTTCGTACATTTCCAGGGTTTCACGGTCGTTGACCGGCACGGCGGCCAGGGTGTCTTCGGACATTGCCGTATCGCAGTAGGATCGCTCCGCACATACCCGCGCACGATCGGCTTTCGTGAGTTTTTTGGGAGCTATGGTTGGCTTGCGCAAAACATCCCAAACCGCGCCGTCACATTTCAGGCCGCTAAGCCAATCAATCAGCATGTAGTGTGTCGGTTGTGCTTCGATAGCCAACTGTTGCCAATATGGGGCATTAGGGTCGGATATGTCTTGGCTGCATGTTTTTGCGTCCATAAGCAATCGGCGACTGCCATCCGTGACAATCACGTCTTCCTTCCCAGCTATTCGAAATGTACGACTTATGGAATTGGTGTCGGGATTGACAAGATCAGCCTGAACGAACTGCTCCACCGCCAGGGGTTTATAGCTTTGATCGCGCCAGCGTGCGTTGTATCCCACCACCAGGGCACGACACTTGGCGGCAACCAACTGAGTCCTGTCGTCATCGACACCCTGCGTTTGGGCATTGATTGCGGCAATCGCTGCGGTGGCAGGTGGTGATAATTGGTTCACGTAATCGTTCCTTCCTGTTCAGTTGGGGAGTCCGGCCAACTCAGCCGGATGGCTTTTGTCGCAACTACTCGCCAACCGTTGCTCCCCGTAGGTTGTGTGACTCGCTCTCCCGAGCGTACTTCCGGCAAAGTGCCATGTGATTTTTCTGCGCGTCGCCACATATGTTTGCTGGGAGCATCTCGATTTTCGGCGAGACTATTGTCGGCCAGCCTCGCTTTTCTTGCACCCGCAAATGTCTTGGACAACGTCCATGATCCGTTGGTATGCATCGAACAGGATATCATCGACTTTGGCAGCGGCCTCCGTCGCCACGCCAGCCGGTACGTCGATGGCGTCTACGGCGTTGGCCACGTCCATTAGCCTCTCACAGTCCGGCCGTAGCGACTCGAATGCTTTGGCCATGACGACTTCGCCGTTCGTCCGTAAATCCTCGTCCCGCTGTGTGGCGAAGCACCTGCAAGTGAACCCACCGAAGCCCAACGATTCACCGCGACATGCACGGCCCGTGCGTTGGATGGTTTCAGGCGACAACGCCGCGAGTGGGATCGTGGCGGTCGTGTCGTGTTCCCCCTCTTGGCCGCTTGGCATTTGAGTGACTCCTTTCTGTCCACGTTTTGTGTACGATTGGTAGCTTTACTAGGGCGTGCCTCCGAGGTCGATGACGAGTTGTCGAAGCCGATTATTTTCGGCTTTCAGCTTCATAATCTGACTGCGCAATTGGGCCAGCTCCGTTTCTTTTGTCTGGCGGAATGCAATCAGTTCGTCTTCTTTTGTTTGCTTGAGGCGTGCCTTTTCCCGCCGCGCCTCTTCGAGTTGTTGCGTTAGTTGTTTCCGAGTTTCGGCTGTTGCCACGCGGGGCGGCCGCGCTGCCGGAATAACGGTTTCATTGGCCCGCAGCATTTCGCGCAGCATTTTTCCGAGACGGCCTTCTCGCCAACTGGATCGACGTGGATAGTATTTGTACATGGCCCGCAGATCGAGGAATCCGACGGCGAGGTCATCCACGTATTCATCCAGCAATGCCGCTGCGCGGAAGTCGTCGAGGTTGCCACACTCTGCCCGGAACTCATCATCATCGAAAACGGCACAAAGTATTTTGGCGCGGTCAAACGCCTTGACTCCGCTCTTGCCCCGAAGTTTTCTTGCTTCGAGCAATTGCATTTTGTATGCCATCGTGGAACATGTCGTCGTTGGTTGAATCGCAATCACGTATCGTTCTCCTCATTCGTTTGGCGAATTGTGCGAGTCTCGCACAATCGCCGGGACAAAACTTCCTTTTTTTCAGCGGTGTTCCGCAGATTTTGCAATAGTTCATTTGATGCCGCCTTCACCTCCTAACCTCTCCAAAATTGGGCCAAACGTCCTGTACTTGCCTTTCAATTTGATGCCGCCTTCACCGCCGACTTGCATCAGTTTAACAAA